CGGTTCAAAATACACCGTCTTATATTGGTCGTTCTAGTCGTACTAGACAATCAATAGCATACTCATTAATGAGACGTGTTGGCGGTGCAACTACTCAAGAGATTATGGACGCTAGCGGTATACAAACCGCACAACGTGTACGGTCAATGATCAGTGAGCAAATTAGACCAACATTGGTTAATCAATTTGGACGTGATATTCTAATCACTCATAATCAACAACATTACAATCATCGTTACAGTGCCTCACAAGGACGTTATGATTTAAATGGCTATGAGATACCATTGCAAGTAAACAATGGCTCTGACGGTGCTGTATTCGCCAGCAATGGTGGTACTGATTTACTACTTGGTTTAGATAGTCAATATAAATCAAATTTGAAACCTTTTAGGAATTAAGGTTAAATTCTAGACCGTATCATTGATTTGATACGGTCTATTTTTTTGTCTAAAATTTATTGCCAACATCGAACAATTGTTAGTTAATATCCAATATTATACAATTGTTCTAAGTCATTGTTTTTACTGAATAAAACGGGGGCGGTATGCCCCACCATACCACCAAATTTATATAAATTTTGGGCAAAATCTTCTAAACCGTGTTCCCCTCAAACAACCCCCCATCAATTTCAAATACGACCTCCAAAAAAAATTTTATAAAAAAAATCTTGCACTTTTTAGTATTCATTGCTACATGTAGTGTCAAAGGAGGGCATTATGCCTAGATATGTACTAGAATACGCAGGGTTCAGAGATTTTGAATCCGATGATCCGAAGGATGTCATTGACGTTTTCCGCAAAGTAATGGGATATGACAAAGATAACCTAGACGATTTGCTATCAACATGTGCTTCCAACGTCTGCGACAAGGTTTACAAGCCAGTAAGGTTTGGAAGTGTCGCTGATTTTACGGAAGATTTATTAAAATATAAAATATTGAAGGAGACGAGCCAATGAAACGTAACGAAGAGAGCTATGCAAAGGTAAAGAACAAAGAAATGTTGACTTACCGCAACCAGATGGGCGTAAGTCAGGTTGCTATGGCGAAGAAATTAGGATTAAGCCACAGAATGTGGAATCATTATGAGCATGGAACGAAGCAAGTTCCTATATCTGTGGTTTTATCAGCAAAATATTTGTGTAAGAACATGGATAAGATGGATGAATTGCACGATGACATCAAACAGCACGAAGAACCGTTGACGAAATGGGATGTTGACAGGATTGAGGCTCTTATGAAGAAGATGAAAGACGACATATCCACAAATTCTGAGATAGTTTCCAAGATTTTAACGCAAAGCCACAAAGAAATGGGCTTTCTATTGTCAAAAATAAATTAATCGTATAGTATCTTCACATAAAACAGTTTTATGCGGAGATATTTCATGGTTAATGGACCTTTAGGCGGAAATATGGGTACACCACCTGTAGAACCTCAACCTCCACAGGTAAGTTTTACGACAACTGCGGAAAGCAGAGGTGGTTTTAACAATTTCTTGAAGTCCATACCACAAACAACAGCTATGACCCCGATTCCTCCATTGGGGTCAGCGCCAACTGCACCGATGTCCAATCCAATGAACAATATTGACATATTTAACCCTCCTCAAAACTTTTTAAGTGGTGGTTTAGTGCAGTTTGGCAATGATTTGATGAGAAGTTTAGCCGAACCTGTTAATGAAAAGACAAGAAACATAGGTCCTTTTCTAAACGTAATTGAAGATTCTGCTCAACAAAGATTTGGTGTAGATTTATCTAGTTTAAATAATCAAAATCAAAATCCTTTCTCGCCAACAGGAAGCATATTTCAACCGCCAGAAACTTCTGGAGGAATTGGTGGTGGAATGGGTATAAGTAGTAACCCTGACAGTATTCCTGACAGTATTTTTACGCCAAGTAATGAGGCTCGTGTAGAAACAGATCTAACAGGTGGTCCACAGTTAGCTTATATGCAGATGGACCCAGATGGAGATGGTTTAGATACTTTTGGCAAACCCATGAGAGAAAGCACATCTAGTGGTGGCATGTCATTAGGAGACAGCAAGAAATTATTTAACAATGCGTTTACTCAAGGGGCATCAAGTTCTTCATCTAGTGCGTTTGGTGGTGGTGACTCAAGGGTAGCAGGGCAGATAGCAGGTATATCAAGTTTAGCTTCTGGTATTGGTGGTATGCCTCAAATGTTTTATAACGGTGGTGAAGTTGATGATAGCGACTTTGGTGGTTTCAGTGATTATGGCAGTGTAGATGCAACAAGTGACGATGGATTTAGTGAAGACAATGATGTATCGGATTACAGCACAGATGATTCTGGTATTTACACTGGTGGAGACGACAGCAATCAAGATATTGCTCTTCCAACACCAAGACCAGAGATTTTAAAAGAGGCTGTTGGCAGAGCTGAGAATCAAGTTTTTGGTGACACAGAAGGTGACGCTTTAGGATTTTTTAACAAATCAGGTGGTTTAACAGATGCTGGTCAGAAGGAATATGATAATGCGATCATGGCTAACTTGGATGTTTTACAAGATGAAAGACCTGCTAATACTGGAATACAGTTAGCGAATGTGTTTGATGATCAAAGCATATTAGGAGATTCTACTAACAATGTAAATCCAGCCGACATAGTTCAAGCGTCTTTTAAACCTGGCTCATTGAACCCTACATTTGGTGGCAATGTTTTAGACGGTCTTGATTTAAACACAGCATTTGGACAAAATAGGACAACAAAACCTAGTGACGACGAGGAGTATGCTGGCGGTGCTTTTCCAGGCAAAGCTCTTACAACACAGAACGTAAGTCCGCAGAACACAGCCGATAGAATAGCGAGAAACAACAGAAGTATAAATGAAATTAGAGCTGATTTAGGAAGCAGAGTTCCTGACACTGCATTAGAAAATATGATAGGAAGAAAAGATCGACTTCCAGATCAAGTTTATGATTCAGAGGCTTACAAAGGACCTGTTATAGCTCCAGAAATTTTAGAACAAAGTGAATTAGATCAAGCTCCATCATCTAATGTGTTTGGAAAAGCATTAAACATAGATCCTAACGATAGAATTAATTTTGTTCCAAGCACAGTTGGTGATGATGCTTTTGATGATTCAACCTTTATTGAAAATCCACTCAACATGGTAGAAGCTGGTGGCATGGGCATACCAGCACCAAAAGAATTTAAAGATCCTTTTCCAAATGCGGGTATAGGTGCTATTCCTACATTAACATCTCTTGCGAACAAGTTTTCTGCTTATTCACGAGGCAGAGTATTAGATTCGATAGCTCAAAAAGGTTACACTCCAGTTTATGATGGAGATGTTATTGTGGGTGCTAAGAACAAATCTGGTCAATTAATGGAGGGCATGGACCCGAATGCTCCTATGAATACAGGTGATGACAATAACGAAAATCCATTAATACTTAGACCTATTGCAAAAGCACCAGAAGAAGAGAAAGAAGAAGAAAAGTTACCAAACGTAATAGGTGGTGGCGAAACTCCTGCTCCTGTATCTTCAGGATCTGTGGTTGTTGATTCACCGTTTACAAGTAATGTGGGTAATTTCATACCGTCATCGTTTAACACAGGTGAGTTAAATAAATTGATAGAAGCTCTAACAGGTGTTGCCTCTCCTAGAGCCATGAAGCAAGGTGGCGTAGCTGGATATGCAGAAGGTGGTCGAGTTATGCAAGCGTTGGATAATCTCTTAGCGACAGGATAATGGAACAAGCATTAACAGCATCAGATTTTGCAGAGTATCTTAGTGATGACGAAATTTCTAAGATGGCGCCGCTGATTGATCGCTTAAAAACACTTGAAGAGCAAAAGACTAGTCAAGATAATTATTTAAAGTTTGTAAAGAAGATTTGGCCCAGCTTCATTGAGGGTAAGCATCATAAAATATATGCAGACAAGTTACAGAAGGTAGCAGATGGCAAGATCAAGCGTTTGATTGTTAATATGCCACCGAGACATACGAAATCAGAGTTTGCGAGTTACTTGTTTCCAGCGTGGCTCATGGGTAGACGACCTGATTTAAAGATAATACAAGCGACACATACGGCAGAACTCGCTGTTGGATTTGGTCGTAAGGTTAAGAACTTAATTGATAGCGATGACTTTAGGGATATATTCCCAGAGATAAAGTTAGCGACGGATGCGAAGGCATCTGGTAGATGGTCAACGAATGGTGGCGGAGAGTATTAC